AAATGGCAACGATCCAGCCATTGTAGTCGTACTTGGCGAGGGTAACAAGAAAACTAGACTTGCTATAATAGAGTTAGAACTACTAGAACAGATGGTGAAAAATGACAACAGATCAGCATGGTAATAATACAACACTTGAAATGATTAATGGTTTGACAGAAATAGCAGACTATATGGAGGACCAGGAACTAACTACTGCTCTAACATTTATTGCTAAACTTATCATAAAGCCAGATATTCCTATGAATGTGGCTACTGTAGAAATTGTTAGGCTGCAAGCAATCGCAGCAAAGATGGCTTTTAAGGCTACCTGGATGGCTAATGTGGACAAGTCAGATCGTGGCAAAAAGAATATTTATTATACCGCAGCAGAGTCTATAAACAATCTTGTGTCTGCTCTCAAATACATTACTCGCTGATATCTGATATAATTATACAAACAAAGGATAATAATGAAAAATTTACTAAAAGAAGTAATGATAAAAGATTTATCAAAAAATAAAACTAATACAAAAGTTGAAGACACCACGTTCATCGATGGCTTGATTGAAAAAATAGAGTCTGGATATTTGGCACAAACAAAGCCAAAGTTTACCAAGAAGAGTAATTTCTCAGCATCTGGTATAACATATGGAGCAGGAGAGTGTCCAAGATATTGGTATATGATGTTCGATGGTGCTCCAGCATTTGATAATTCAGATGCAAAAGGTGTTGCAAATAGAAATAATGGAACTTTGGGACATCAAAGAATACAGGAAGCAATAGAGTTATCTGGGTTACTTGATACAGAAATGGTAATGGATCCACTACCAAGAAAGTATAACAAGCAAGAACATCCATCGATGGAATTTAGGGTTAAAACAGAAGATCCACCATTTGATGGCTACGGCGATGTTATGCTTAATATCAACAATGAAAGAGTTATTGGTGAAATAAAAACAATAAGTAATGAAGGATTCGAATATAAAAAGAATAGTAGAAAGTCTAAGATGGGACATCTTATGCAACTATTAATTTATATGCGAGTATGGAAAATTGACAAAGGTGTAATGATTTATGAAAATAAAAATAATCATGAACTATTAACCTTGCCAGTATTGATGAACGATCATTTCCGTCGGTGGGTAGACCAGGCATTTGATTGGATGAGAGGCGTACACTCAAGTTGGAAAAAACAAGAGTTGCCAGAAAAACCTTATAGGTCTAATTCTAAGATATGTAAGGTTTGCCCAATCCAAAAAGCATGTGCCGAAGCAGGGGCAGGGGTAATTAAAATTAAACCTCTGGAGTTGCTAGAAAATGAAGAGTTGTAGATGGTGCGATAAAAATTTTGATTCAGATATTTCTTATCAAATATATTGTTCTGAACAATGTAGAGAAGAAGCAACTAAAGAAAAAATAGCACAAAGATACATACAGTCTAGAAGACAAAAAAGAAAAGGTAAAAATAGAGAGTGTAAACAGTGTGGCTCTAAGTTATCCATATATAATGATGAGCCACTTTGTAATAATTGCAGCATTAATCCTAATGATGTTAAAAAAGCATTAAAACAAATTAAAGGAATGTCAAATGACCAAAGCAAAAGAAACAGATAGATACTTTAGACAAGATTTATCAACGCAGCCTGGTGTCATATGTGCTATTGATGCAAGTACAAATAGTTTAGCCTTTACAATTTACTCTTATAAAAATTTATCAGATCACGGAAAGATTATTTTTGAAGGTAAAGATATTTATCAGAAAGTGATTGATGCTAATAAAAAGACTAAGGCTTTATTTCAACACTATAATCTTATAGAGGCTATTGTTATTGAGCATACGGTTTTTATGAATTCCCCGAAAACTGCAGCAGACCTTGCTCTTGTACAGGGTGCAATCATAGGCGGTGCAGGTTTGGCGGGGATTAATATAATTGGCAAAGTATCTCCAATAACATGGCAGTCATACTTGGGTAATAAGAAACTAACTAAAGAAGAGCAACTACAGATTAGATCTGCAAATCCAGGCAAGTCCTTATCTTGGTATAAATCTTATGAAAGAGATTTTAGAAAACAAAGAACAATAAAACTATTAGATGTTATTTATGATAGAAAAATAGAAGATAATGATGTTGCGGACTCAGCAGGCATCGGACATTGGGCTATCAATAATTGGGATAAGGCAGTTTGACAGGAGAGATTATGGGTGCTAAACTATATACAAATGAATTATGGCTTAAGAAAAGATTTCATATTGACAAGAAGTCTCCAGAGGCTATAGCAAAAGAATGTGGGGTTAGCGTGGAAACTATATATGTTTACCTTGCCAAATTTGGATTAAGGAAGTCAAAGCGATGAAGCCAATATTTGGAGATGTTAAAAACTTTAACTGTCAAGATCTTTATTTGCTTACAGTAGGAACATCGGCTGGTAGAGAAATATATGATTCTTGTCATGAGATTGCTCACATGCTTATTAAAAAGAATATCGCATATGGTAACTCTGCACTAGAGCCAGTCCGTATTTTTAGTAGGGCTGATGCAAGAGAACAACTTCATGTTCGTATTGATGATAAATTAAGTCGTATTATGAAGGGCACATCGTATGTTGGAGACAACGATATAGACGATTTAATAGGGTACTTAGTTTTGCTTAAAATTGCAAAAGCAAAAGAAACAGATAGACAGGAGTCGTACGGATATGTCGACTGAAGAAGATTTAATTAAACACCTTGACGAAATTAATAATGTTGTAGGAGAGTATCTTAAGGGTAATGATGCAACTAAGATATCTAAAGATCTTGCAATACCAAGAACTCGTGTAGTTCAACACATTAATGAGTGGAAGGTTATGGCATCGGCTAATGATGCTATTCGTGCTCGTGCTAAAGAAGCGCTTGCAGTAGCAGATACCCACTATAATAAATTAATTGCAAAATCATATGAAGTTATTGATGAAGCATCTTTAAACAATAATCTTAGTGCTAAAACAGCAGCAATTAAATTAGTTATGGACATAGAGTCTAAAAGAATTGATATGTTGCAAAAAGCAGGACTTCTTGAAAATAAAGAACTTGCGGAAGAAATGATACAGATAGAAAAGAAACAAGAAATTCTCATGGCAATTCTTAAAGATATCGCTTCTGAGTATCCGCAGGTTCGTGATGAGATTATGCGTAGACTTTCTGATGTTGCTAAAAAGGATGAAGTGATTACAATTGTCCATGATGTTTGATGATTTTCTTGAGGCTCTTGCCGATAATCATTTTGAGGAAACTCCAGTTGATGCTAAAACATTTGTAGAGTCTCCTGATTATTTAGGACAACCAGGACTGTCTGATATTCAATATGACATAGTTGAAGCAATGAGTCAGATTTATCGTAAAGAAGATCTTCAACAAATAATGGGCGAAGAAGAAGGTGCAAGATATTTTGAAAAATTTACTAAGAATGAAATTATCCTCCAACTTGGCAAGGGTAGTGGAAAAGATTTTACTTCTACTGTTGCTTGTGCTTACATTGTGTATAAGTTATTATGCCTTAAGGACCCAGCCAGATATTTCGGCAAACCCTCTGGGGATGCCATAGACCTTATTAATGTTGCTATTAACGCACAGCAAGCAAAGAATGTTTTCTTTAAAGGTTTTAAGTCAAAGATCGAAAGATCTCCATGGTTTGCTGGTAAGTATGAGGCAAAGGTAGACTCTATTAGTTTTGAGAAATCTGTGACAGTTTATTCTGGTCACTCAGAAAGAGAATCTCATGAGGGCCTAAACCTTTTGCTTGCAGTTCTTGATGAGATTTCAGGCTTTGCATCTGAAGTAGCAACAGGCAATGAACAAGGAAAAACTGCTGATAATATTTACAAAGCATTTCGTGGCTCAGTAGATTCTCGCTTTCCAGATCTTGGCAAGGTAGTTCTTCTTTCATTCCCCCGTTATAATGGTGACTTTATTTCTGAGCGGTATGAAGCAGTAATTGCTGAAAAAGAAGTAGTATCAAAGACACATAGGTTTATAATCAATCCATTAATTCCAGAAGATGATAAAGATAATTGGTTTGAGATTGCTTGGGATGAAGATCACATTAAGTCATACAAATATCCTGGAGTGTTTGCCCTTAAAAGACCTACATGGGAAGTAAATCCTACAAGACAGGTTGATGATTTTAAGATTGCCTTTATGACAGATCTTGGCGATGCAATGATGCGTTTTGCTTGCGTTCCCACCTATGCTTCTGATGCATTCTTTAAGCAGGCAGATAAAGTAAGAGCCTGTATGAGTATTAGAAATCCTCTTGACACATTCAGAAGATTTGAAGAAAACTTTAAGCCAGATCCAGATAAAGTTTATTATGTTCATGCTGACCTTGCACAAAAACATGACAAGTGTGCTGTGGCTATTGCACATGTTGAAAAGTGGGTTAATGTACAGGTAATTAAAGACTATGAACAGATATCACCTGTGGTAGTTGTAGATGCAGTAGCGTGGTGGGAGCCAAAAGTAGAAGGTCCAGTAAACCTATCTGAGGTAAAGCAGTGGATCCAAAACCTACGCAGACTTGGATTTAATATTGGATTAGTTACATTTGACCGTTGGCAATCATTTGATATTCAAAATGAATTACAGGCAGTAGGCATGAGAACAGAAACAGTATCAGTAGCAAAAAAGCACTATGAGGATATGGCTATGCTTGTGTATGAAGAGCGTTTGGCTATGCCTGCTATAGAACTTTTGTTTGAAGAATTAACAGAACTTAAAATTATGAAGAATGATAAGGTAGATCACCCACGCAAAAAATCAAAGGACTTGGCTGACGCTGTGTGTGGTTCTATTTTTGGGGCTATTTCCTATACCCCAAGAGACCAAAACCTTGAAGTTGAGATTCACACATTTAAGGATAAGCCCCGTAGAGTTGACACGCTCCCTGAGAACGTGATACAATATAAACCTAGTCAAATAGAAGACATAGAAAACTATTTGGATAGACTAAAAACAATATAAATCAAATGAATAATAAAAGGAGAAAAATGAATTCATTTAAGAAGATCGCTCTTGTGATGGTTGCAGCCATGACTATGGGCACACTCGTAGTGACACCTGCAAGTGCCAATACCGTTTCTGTAGACGTAACAACAGAAATTTCTGGCTCAGGTACTGCAGCCTCACCATTCACAGTTAAGGTTCCATCTGATAACGTAGTAAGCGTTGCAGACACCACAACTGTAACAAATAACGAAGCATTGATTCTTACTGCAACTGTAGTTGCTGGAACACCAGTAACATTTACAGCAGTAGGTGCAAATACACGCCTCGTTTCTGCAATTGGTTCAACAGTTAATGCATCTGCTGGATCCTCATCAATTACAGTCACACCTGCTTCAACAACAGCGACTGTCTATGCATACACAACTACAACTGCTGCTTCTGCCGTTACAGTTTCTGTAACTGGTGCAGCAACAACAATCTATCTTAAAGGTGTTGCAGGTCCTGCATACGATCTTAAGATGTCAATTCCTGCTTCAGGAAATATTTCTGGTAAGGTAACCGCAACTCTTGATGTTGCTGATATCTTTGGAAACGCTGTTGCTGATACAGTAACAGTAACCACTCTTGGTGGCGCAACTGCTGGAACAGTTACTGCTGATGCTCTTGTAACAGGTCGTTACACATCAGACATTACACTTCCTGCAACTGCTGGAACCGTTGCTGTTGGTGCATCTATTACAGCACCTACATCAGTTCCAACAATTAAGTTGGCTACAACTTCACAGACTGCAATCGTAACAGTTTCAGATCTTGCTGGAGCACTCGCAACTGCTAATGCTGCACTTGCTGCAGAAAAGGCTGCTCGTGCTGCTGATAAGGTAACTGCAGATGCTGCTCTTGCTGCTGCTGTAGCAAAGGCTGCTTCAGATGCAGTTGCTGCTAAGGCTGCTGCTGATGCTGCTGCTATTACTGCTGCTGCTGAAATTGCTAAGTTGAAGGCTGATGCTGTAACTGCTAAGGTTGCTGCAGATAAGGCTCTTGCAGATGCTCAGGCTGCTGCAAAGGCTGAACTTGATAAGGTAAAGGCAGACAATGCTGCTGCACTTGCTGCAATCAAGAAGGCATTTAACTCTCTTGCTGCAAAGTGGAACAAGGCTAATCCAAAGGCTAAGGTTGCCACACTTAAGTAATTAAAACTTAGTAAGACTGGGGGTCAGGAAACTGGCCCCCATTTTTATATGATAAAATATATATATGATCAATTATGATTTAAAAGAATTTAAAAAAATAGTTTTAGACTCTAATAAAAATTTTAAGGCAGCATACTTTAAAAACTTTATAAACCAAGATTATCTACCATCCTGGTTTGATTTTTTAAATTGCATATATCAAGAATGGCAGCATCCTACAGATACTGAAATGGCATCAATAGTTAGTAAACATAACGAAGAACTAAACGGAAGAGTAATTGTAGGAAAAAATTTATACTTTAGTGCATTAAATGGTGCGCCCAACATAAATGAAGAACTTAAAAAATATTTTCCTGAAATTGTTAAAATGTTGGAAAAAATTTCAAAAGATTCTGGAATAATTTTGACTACAACTGGACCTAAAATATGCCTTGGTCCATACCAAAACATAAGTCATATAGATCCTTGGCCAGGGTTTTCTTTACAGTGTCAAGGACAAACAATATGGACTTTGTCAGATAAGTCTCTAAGTGAAGAAGATTTAATTGAATATAAAGAAACCTTTGAGATGAATCCAGGCGATTTGGTTTTTTTTCCACAAGGCATGTATCATCAGATAGAAGTGTCTGCTCCAAGAGCATCTTTACAGTTTAATACTGAATTTTAATAAAAAATGATATAATCTCCTTATAGCACAAGAGGAGAGGGGAAATAAAAAAATTAATCAGAATATTATCAGCAAGTTTATTAGCCTTTGGATTCAATCTTTGGCTTCCAGAAAATGCAAATGCGACATGCGTTAACTTTATACAGTCACAAACCATAGCAGCAGCATATGAAGGTGATGAAGAACCTACAGTTCATACAATGGATACATGTTCTGGTGATGATGTTTCTTATCAGATTCCAATTGCAACTACCGTGACTTTTGACGGGGTACAGTATGAAAACATTTATGCAACAACTAACTCAGT